TCACTTCGCCCAGATCCTGTCGCGGATCTTGCCGAGCGCCGCATCGCCCTTCACACCGTGGATGTACTTCTGTGCCGTCTGCAGCGAGCGGTGGTTCAGCATCTCGGCGATTTCGTAGACCGTGGCCCCGTCCTTCGCGGCCATCGAGGCGATCGTGTGGCGGATCATGTGGGCGCCGGCGCGGCCGAGACCGGCGCGGATCGTCCAGCGCGCGATCATGTTCGAGAACCCCTGGCGCGACCACTTCCGACCCTGACTGTTCAGGAGCAGCGGTTCCTCCGGCTTCGCCTCACGCTGACGGAGGTAGGCGGTCAGCATCGTGGCGACGTCCTTGCCGAGCTTCTTCTTGCGGAGCCCACCGCCCTTCACGCGGACCTCGATGCAGACGTCCTCGTCGGAGTCGAGCACGAGGCTCTTGACCTTTGCCTTGCACCACTCGCTCGCACGGAGCGGCTGATCGGCGACGAGGCAGCACGCGAGCTTCTCGCCCGGCGATGCGTCCTCGATCGCGCGGAGGAGTTCGAGAAGCTGGTCCTCGGTCAGCCAGCGCTCGGGCGGCTCGACGTGCTTCGGGCGCTTGATGTGCTGGACCGGGTTCTTCTCCACGAGGTGCTCAGAGCGCCGGCGGGGGTGGGGCTCGGTCATGGCCCAGGTCGCGAACGATGAGAGCGCGGACATCGCGCCCCGGATCGAGTTGTTCCCGAGGCCCTGGTCGCGGAGGTAGGCGATGAACCCGCGGAGGTTATCCTCGGTGAACTCGGCGATGTCGTTCGGTCGGTTCTGGCTCCCGAGGTAGGCGACGAGCCGGTCGAAGTGCCGGAGGTAGGTGTCGGCCGTGTTCTCGGACTCCATCCCCTTCGTCCACTTCCGGGTCGCCTCTGAGAGCGTCATCGCGTCACCCTCCCACTTCGGGATCTGAGTGCGCGCCATCCTATCACCCCTTTCGACTAGGAGTCAAGACCTAGTCCGAAAGCCGCGTTTCGCAGCGGCCACAGGCGTCGTACGATCGGCCATAGCAGGCCAGCAGCAGCAGGCGTCGCGTATCGGGGTCCGCGCCTGTCGGGTCCACGACTTCGAAGCGCCGCACCGGTACGTGGCCGAGGAGCCAGCAGATCAGACGCGTCATCGCAGCGCCTTGACCCAGTAGTCGCCCTCGTCGCCCGGCGCGTGGAACTTGAACTTGTAGCGGTGCGCGAGCGACGCGAGCCCGTCGGCCTGCGGGTGGGCGTTGTAGAGGTAGATCACGAGATCGTCGTACCCGGCGTCACGCGCGGCGCGGAGCCCTGCGCTCAGGGTCCCGAGCAGCGTGTTGTCGTTTCGGACGAACGAGATGATGTGCTCGACGAAGAACACGACACGTCCCCGCACCTTGTCGAAGTACGGGTACCCTGTGACGACGCCGGCAGGGAGGCCCGCCGGCTCGTAGGTGAAGACGGTGCGGCAGCGCGCGACGTGATAGATCCCTTTCGTCACGTCCTTCGGGAGGGGGCCCATCAGATCTCCTCGTACACGTAGTACTTCTCGCACTCGAACCGGAGGACGTAGTCCTCGATGAAGTGCGCGGGGTCAGTGAGGGTGCCGCCCCAGACCGCGGGCCCCGAGCGCATGATCGCGCGCTTCATCCGGCGCAGCGGGCCGCCGCGCTCGTCGGCGTACGGCGCGCAGATCTGAGTCGAGCCATCGCGCTTGATGAGCAGCGCCTGCTTGCCGGGTCGGCGCAGCAGCCGCTCGATCTCTACCTCCAGCCTCTTCACCTTGTCCTGAAGCTGGAGGTTCGTGGTCTCGACGATTGCGACGTCCTGCGCGACTTCTCCGAGCCGTGCGCTGACGCTCATCGGAAGGGGACCTCCTTCCGGCCGTGCGTGAGCAGGACGTAGCGCTTCTCCTCGGGCAGGTACTCGGCCCAGATGTCGCGCCACGGTCCACGGAACGAGAGGACCCAGGTGCTGCCGACGCTCACGACCTTGTGGAAGGCGTCGCGGTCCGTGAAGATCCGGCGGAAGCTCGGCGTGTAGACGTTGTCGGCCGGGTGCTCGTCACCGCACGCGCAGAGCAGGTGCTCTTCGAGCCGGCCCTTCAGGACGAAGGACCACGCATTGAACGCATGCGTGTGGTACGCCTCGCGCGAGCCGTCCTTGAAGTTCAGGAGCACGACGGAGAACAGGCTCTTGATCTCGATGAGGAACAGGCCCCAGACGTGGGACAGCATCCCGCCGTCCTTGCGATAGGAGAGGATCTTCACGCAGCCTCCTTGAGCGCCGCTGCTGCGGGCTCGGGTGTCGGGCAGAGATCGCGGACGAACATCCCGTAGCCGGGCACCGGGAACCAGACGTCGCCGGCGTAGATCCACGGGGAGTTCGCGCGCTTCGTCTCCTCGATGCAGCGCTGGTAGTGGCGCTCGTTGTCCTTATAGACCTGCACGATGGCGAGTTTGAATCCGCTCACCGCCGCGATGTCCGTGAGGAAGTTTCGGATCTCCATGCGGAACCCCCGCTTCTCGAATCTCGGGAAGATCCCGCACGCGAGGAAGACCTCGGTCGGCTCGGCGTGACTGGGAGTGAGCGAGCCCCAGCCCACGACCTCGAAGTTCTGCGCGGGTGCCGTGAACTCGTACACGGACTCCTCGCGCTTCACCCGTCGGTCAGTCGCCGACTCCCAGCCGTACGCGTCGTACATGACCTGCGCGCCGTGCGCGTGGTAGAAGCTCGCCCAGAGCGCCTGCGCTCGTTCCCGCGACATCAGGTCTGCGCGAAGCCGCATTACTTCGCCCCGAATGGGAGCGGAGTGACCTCCACCTCGAACAGCGTCGTCGCTCCATAGCGAACGTGGACCTTCGAGATCGAACCGCCCTCGTGCAGGGCGACCAGCCAGTCCTTCCACTCGACTAGCTGCACGATCTTGCTGTTCATGCCCAGATCTCCGTGAGTTCGCCGAAGTGCTTCTTCCAGCCGGCGAGACAGTCGCCGCAGTGCTGCGGGTACTGGAGTTCGAGGAGCGCGTGCTCGATCGTGATGCCGCGCGTGTCGAGGATGCGCTTCAGTTCGAGAAGCTCCTTCAGACCGAACCCCGCGAGCCGGGGCTCGAAGACCTCGCGCAGCCACGGGTCGATGTGCAGCTTCGGTCGCTGCAGATTGAAGACGTCGGCGTTGTCGCTCGGCATCAGATCCCGCCTCGGCCGCGGAGCGCGCGGACCGCGTTGACCTCGTCCGTCGTGCGGAGGATGTCGTCGTGCGACTCGCGGGCCTTGAACGCGAACGGCGTTGCTCCGGCCGGGACGTCTCTGGCGACGCCATCGGGCGGCAGGTCCCAGCGCATCGGGCCCACGACCTCGTCGAGGTGGACCCAGACCGACTGCTCCAGATCCGCGATCGACCCGTCGTTGATAAAGACGTTGTCGAACCCCTGGTAGACATCGACGAACGTCTCACTGGAGTGCGTCGAGTCCGGCGTCGGCGCGTTGGGGCGCACGACCTTCCAGATCTGCGAGCCCGAGAAGAGGCGGATGTAGTGGGCCTCGTTCTCGAACCGGACGTCAGGCACCACGACGCGCTCGTGCTGACGCGCGACCTTGTGCCAGAGCTTCGTCCAGTACTCGGGGTCGTCGCCCCGCCGGACCTCGGTGCCGTACTCCTGCAGAAGCTCGCGCACGCCGGCCGGCTTGATCGAGCGGACTAGCGCATCGATCGGCAGCGTCTCGTCGTAGCCGTTCAGCATCCCGAGAACGCGCAGCGTGCGGGGCAGGCGCTCGACGAGTTCCTGCTTCAGCGCGTCGCTCATCCGCACGATCACGTACCCGTGCTCGCGCACGAGGTAGTTCGCGATCACGTCCTTGCCATGACCGATCTTGCCGCTGATGCCGACGACCTGGGTCATGCTCCACCTCCGTACGACCAGCCGCGCGGCATCTCGTCGAGTGCTCCAGCGGCGGCGATCGCTTGTTCTGCCGGCATCGGTGCCGGGGCCGGAGTCGGTGTCGGTGCGGACGTCGAGGGCGTCGCGATGTCGCCCTCGATCGTGAGATGGACGTCGCCCGCGTCGAACTTGAACGCCTTCACGGCGCCGCTGAACCCGAGAGCGCGCGCTAGCTCCTCGGTCGTGACGACGACGTTGTGCGTGCTCTTGATCTTCATGCGGCCTCCTTCGTGAGCGCGTCGAGCACGTCGTCCCAGGACAGGAAGTGCCGGTCGACGAGCGTGAGGAAGATGTTCTTGCCGTGCGTCCAGCGCGGGCCGACTGACCAGACCCTCGGCGAGTTCTTCCAGAACCGAAGCGCGAGCCCGGCGCCGTACTCGGACTCGCGCCCGCCGCGCCGGGTCGGACCCTCGGTGTCGACGATGATGAGATCCGCGCACACGACCTCGAACAGGTCGCGCTGCGCCTCCTTCAGCGCCTCGTCCTCGGCGACCTCGACCGGGATCGTGCTGTCATTGGTGACGTCGGTCTTGTCGAGCCACGTCGAGATCACGGTCCCGAGCCCGAGCCTGTGGATACGATCGCGCTCGTGGCGCAGTCGCTCGTTCGCTGAGAACTTCGCGGCGATGTAGATCCTCATGCCGGCCTCGCCCACGGGTTCGCGTTCCGTGCGTCGTGCAGGGTCTTGAGGACCTTCACGGCGTTCGGGTCGACCTCGTTCGCCGAGACCACGAGGCGCTCGGGCTGGTGCTCCACCGTCGGATCGACGGGCTTCGACTCGCCCTTCTGGTGGCGCAGGACCGCGCTGATGTCCTGATCGAAGACGTTCATGCCCTCCTCGAAGATCGCCGCAGCGAACAGGAAGAAGCTCTCGAACTGCTCCTTCACGAGGTCGTGGCGCATCCGAAGCTGGCGCATGACCCGCTTCGGCAGGAGGGCCTTGAACTCCTCGAACATCCCCTGATCGGACTGGGGCTGCGCCGCTTCGCGTGCCTCGCGCCGACGCTCGGCTCGTGTCTTCGCCTCGCCCACTACTTCGCCTCCTTGCAGGATGGGTCGGCCGGCGAGACGGCAATGCTGCCGTGGTTCGAGGTGTAGACGCGGTTGCCGTGGTCGCAGACCGAGTACACGGCGTTCGCGCCGACCTGCCCGGCGTACTCACCGCTGCAGCCGACCAGCACGAGCAGGGTCGCGATGATGATCAGGATCGTCTTCACTCGTCGTCTCCTTACTCGTGCCCGGCGCGGTCGAGGTACGTCTGCAGGTAGTCGTGCTCGATCGCGTGCTGGCCGTCGGAGTAGTAGGTGTCCGGCTTCTGCGTCCGCAGGGCGCGACCGCTATGGATGCGGCCATCGAACGCGACGCGGATGAAGCTCGGCATCAGGGCGGGGTAGCCCTTGTCCTCGGCGTAGCCGGTGCGCGAGTCATACGCCGAGCCGCAGATGTACTGGCGCATGAGCTTCGTCCCGACCTTCCGCGCGCTGTTGTCGCAGAACTGGACCGAGCGCGGGTGAAGCTCCAGCGCGACGTGCGAGTGCGCGGTGAAGAGCGCGTCCACGAACTTGTGATTCGCGAACTGCTCGGCGGCCTGGATCTTCGAGCGCAGCGAGATCCCGCTGTCCGTGCCGTGGTGCCAGTACGTGTCGTAGTGCGAGCGATTGACGATGAAGTGCGCCATCGTCGCCACGCCCATGTACGGCATCCCGAGCGCGGTCAGCAGCGTGTGGTCGAAGCTGAGGCCGGTCTCCTTGTAGACGCGGTGACCGTGGTTACCGCGCACGCCGAACAGGCCCTTGTCCTTGATCGGGCGCAGCAGGTCGAGCAGCATCTCGATCTGAAGCTGGGGCGGCATAAGCTGCCCGTAGATGTCGCCCTTGCTGTACTTCGTGACGCACTCGCCGCCATCGCCCATGTAGATCCAGCGCGCACACGGGTCCTCGGCGATGCGCTTCAGGTGCTCCTTGACGAACTTCACGTCGGCCTGAGGGGCACCGATGTGAAGGCACGCGAGCGGGTAGAGCCGGATGACGGGCTCCGGCAGCTTGCGCGTGCTGAACTCGAAGTGGATGTAGGAGGGAGCGATCACGAGCGTCGTGCCCCTTTCTCGATTTTGTGGAGCGCGACCCAGTGCATCCCGAGCGAGCCCGTCATCGTGCCGGCCGTGTAGACGAGGCCGATCACGGCGATCTCGCCCCATGCCTTTGCGGTCATGGCGCGGAGCATTGAGTCGAAGAGGATGAACTGAGACGCGAACCAGATACCGTTCGACAGCACCGCGGCCCAGGCGTGGTAGCCGAGGCTGCTGCTGTTACGTGCGCGGCTCACCAGGGTGAAGCTCGCGTTCTGCGCGACGAGGAGGACGAACCAGAGGAGCCAGATCATCGCCGCCACCTCCCGGCGGATGTGCGGTGCCATTTGTGCCGGGTCTCGGTCTCGAACGTGATGCGGACGCTGCGGATCGGGTTGTCGCCGTACTTGATCGCCTCGACCGCGGTGATCTTCGAGGCACGCACAGGGACCTGGGCGTACCGCTTCACGTCTTCCTCGTTCAGGGTCACGATGACGGTGGTGCGAGCAGTGCGGTGCGCCATCAGGCAGCGGTCCTCCGTGCGTACTCGGCCATGAGCGCCCCATCGGCGCGACCGTGGTCCTTCTTGCGTGCGAAGAGATCGGCGTACTTCGGCCAGATGCGCTGGGCCTGGAGACGGGCGGCGTCCTTGCCCTTGCCCTCGTCAGCGAGCATCACCTTCTGCCAGCGCTGCGGAGCGACGCGCTCGTACCGAACGCCGAGCCCCGCGAGCAGTCCTTCCCAGAGCCCGCAGCCGTAGCCCATGCTGAACATCGACGTCACGCCCTGGCCCGGCATCGCGTGAACCTTCTCGATCACCGCGTGGGCTGCGACGCCATGCGACGCACGAGTCATGTCCGCACCGACGACGCCGATCAGCGTCTTCACCATCGCTGCGAGGTCGTACTCGCGCTTGTTCCGACCGTTCGACTTCTTCACGGTCACGGTCGGCGTGTCGACGACAGCGACGTGCGGCTGAAGGTGATCGCCGCAGTACTTGATGTACGCGAGCGCCCCGTCGAGGCCAGGGTCGATCCCGATGTAGATCACGCGATCGCCCGATTCCCCGACCACTGCGTGTGCGAGTTGCCACGCGCGTGATCAGCCGGACAGGGAAGTTCCTTGTGCTCTTCGTCCGGGGTATATCCCGTGAACGCGATGCCCCACGCTCGACGGAGTGCTTGCCAGTCGGGGTGCCCATCACAGACCACGCACTCGTCGGGCGCGTGAAGGATGCGCGAGTCGCAGTGCGGGAACTGCGGAATCTTTACAGCGCTTGGCTTCGGCTCGGCCCGTTTGAACACCCTATTCGTCCTCCTCATCGCCGCGAGTCCAGCGCTGCTCGTTGAACCAGAGCGGGCGCTTCTCATCGCGCACGAGATCCACGACGTGCCCCTTCTCGGAGCGGTGACGGTTCTTCTTCACGACGATCGAGACGGGGTCGTCCTCGGTCTTGCCCCCGACCATGTGGAATCCGAACCACGCGGAGTACTCGACCTCGCCGGTCTCCTTGCCGAGCTTCGAGGTGGCGGTGCCGTACGTGGCGCGGTCCTTCTCGGAAAGCGCGAGGACCATGTAGCCGTCCTTCGCCCAGTCCTCGAACCGACGGAGCCAGGACTCCAGCGACTCGCGCTTGTGATCGACGCGGGTCGGGAGCTTCTGCAGCGGGTCGATGACGATCAGCGCCGGCGGCTTGTGCGCCTGGATGAACGCCGGGATCTCCGTCGTGAACCCGCGCATGTCGACGTAGCGGATGCGCTTCGCCGCCTTCGGGTACTTGTCCTTCGGTAGCTGGCGCTGCAGTCGGTAGCGCATGACGCGCTTCGAGTTCTCGGCGTCGCAGTACGCGACCGGCCACTTGTGCTTACCGGCGGCGATGGCTGCGATCTGCAGCGCGAGCGTCGACTTGCCGGCGCCGGGATCGCCGGCGATGACCCAGAACCCCATGAGCCCGCCGCTCGCCTTCGAGATCTTCTTCAGCGGGCCGAGGTCGGGGCCCTCCGGTGCGTCCTCCACGTCCTCGGCGAAGAGCGTGGGGTCCTCGTCGTCCTCAGTCTCGATGCGGATCGCGTTCTGCAGCGCGGCCGGGTCGAGCTTCGACTCGCCTAGCTGCCGGCTGGCCTCGTTCATCAGGGTCACGAGGGCCTGCCGCTGACGGACGGCGCGGAGGATCTCGCGTGCGCCCTCCGGTTCGAGCCCGGCCATCTTCTTCAGGAACGGCCGGATGACCTCGGGCTCGGCGCCCTCTTCCTCGGCCATCGTTGCGACGGCCTGGAGCGTGAGCTTCTTGTCCTTCTTCGAGCCGAGCTTCTTGATCGCGAGGTGCAGCCACTGCGCCTCACGCCCTAGCTCGGCCTTCTCGACGACGTCGACCGGGACCTCGCCCCGCATCATCGCGACGAGGAGCATCCGCTCCAGGGCGGGGGAGAGCGCGGCGATCGGCTGCTGCTTCATGCGTTCCCGTCGGTCGGCTTCGCCTCCATCCGACGCCAGACCTTCCACGCTTCGAGCGCGGCCTTGAAGTCATCGATCGTGTACTCGCGCGGCACGACCTTGACCTCGGGCTCGCCGCCCTCCTTCGGCAGGCGCACGATCACGCCGTACGCGGACGGCATCTTCATGCGCTTCGCCATATGGCGGTACGCGACGTTCTGCAGGAAGGCCTCGGGGTAGATCCGGTTGCCGGTCTTCCAGTCGAGCAGGAAGCGCCGGCCCTTGCGGTCCTCGCCGTAGAAGTCCATCGTCCCGGCGACGCGCAGGTCGTCGTCGTGCAGCGTGCGCTCGGTCCCGAGCGGCTTGATGCCCTCGCTCCGGAACCAGTCGCGGCAGGACTCGAAGCACTTCCGCGCTTCGCCTTCGAGCACGGGCCGATCACCGACCTGCAGCCCGAGCTTCTTGCGGAGCACCCACTCGATCGCCGCGTGCGCTTGGTTGCCGATGTTGACGGCCTTCTCCAGCGTCTCCTTCGCGGCCTTCTTGTTTTCGAGGATGAGCTTCGCCGCTGCCTTGCCGGTCGTGCAGCCGGCGGCGAGCTTCGCGTCGGTCTCGCGCTGCTGCTTCGCGTACCAGTACTGAAGTGCCGGCTTGCTGAACACCGACAGGACCGTCGTGACCGACGGGTACTGGCGATCGTTGATGTTGTAGAACCGTGCCTCGTCCTTGAACGCCACGCGGTCTCCTGTTCGAGGTGGGATGGGATGCGCGTTCTCGAAGCAGCCGCGCCCCTGCTTGCCGGTCGCCACTACCCGGCGTGCTGAACTACAGAACGTGGATGTCGTTGAGGAGCGACACCTCGTTGAGAACGGCCGCGACCTTGTAGTCCTTCGCGGCCCGCGCCTTCGCCTTGCTCACCGCTTCGTCACCGGAAGTCGCCACGACGTTGTAGACCTCCGTCTCGGCGTCTTCGGCCTTCTTCGCGGGGAGTTCGATGGAGACCCGGTAGAGGCCTCTCACCAGTCGTCGCCGTCCTCGTCGCGCTTCTTCTTCTTCTTCTTGGGACGGTCCTCGTCCTCGTCTTCCTCGTCCTCGTCGCGCCGCTTCTTCTTCGGGCGATCCTCGTCCTCGTCCTCGTCGTCACGGCGCTTGCCACGGCCGCCGTCGGACACGTCGATCGAGAGGGAGAACGGACGGTCCTCGTCGTCCTGGCGCCGCACGAACACGACGACGCCGTCGTCCTCGTCGGCCTTCTTCACGACCTTGACGAGCTTCTCGTAGTACTCGCCCTTGAAGCTGCCGACGTAGAGCCCCTTCTTCTTCGTCTTGAAGAGGCCGGTGAAGACACCACTGCCCTTGCTCTTCTTGTCGTACGCCATGTGTTCCTTTCTGGAGGGTTACTCGCCGCGGAGTTTGCGGCGGATGCAGCGCGGACACTCCCAGAGGTGAGCGTCTTCACGCCAGCGCATCGCGATCTTGCAGATGAAGCAGATCATTCGGCAGCCCAGACAGGGCCGCGTGCGACATCGACGCCGAGCGGGATCTTGAACTTCGGTACCAGCGCGCGGAGCGTCGGAACCGCGCGCATCGTCTCCACGATGATCTCTTCGTCTCGCTTCGCGGAGCGCGGATGGAGATCGTTCACGAGCGAGTCGTGAACCTCGTTGATCGGCAGCGCGAACTTCGGCCAGTCCCGCTTGAGCAGCGCCGCGTGGTAATCGACGAGCGACATCTTGTGCTCCTTCAGGAGCGTGGACTCGATGTCGATGAGCGCCGACCCCGTGACCGCGGAGGCGAGGTGCTGCGTGCGGACGTTCGCGGCCTCGTTCGCCGTGTGCCAGAACCCAGGCGTGTCCCGTCCCTCGGGACACGGGAGATGCCGGACGTAGCCCGTCTCACAGACGATCTGCTGCGTCTCCAGCACCTCACGTACGCGCTCCTCCTGATAGCGCCGCAGCCGCGGGAACTTCTCGTGGTACCGTTCGAGGATCGCTGCCGTCTTGCGCTCGTGCTCGTCGTACTTCTTCGCGAGCCGGACCTGAAGCTGGTACCAGAGCTTCCAGGCCATCTTCGGCGCACGCATCCGGTAGTTCGAGCCGAGCACCGCCTCCTTCACGACGCGGTACTCGATGGTGCCCTTCTCGTACTCCTTGCCGAGAAGCTCCTTCGCCACGAGCAGGTAGCCGGACTTCTTCGGGTGCGTGAAGTACTCGAACAGCTTCTCGTCTCGCGCCTGCCACGCGATGAGGACTACTTCGAGGGACTTGTAGTCCGCGTTGAGGACGAGACCCTTCGGCCAGCGCGAGCGGATGATCCGGCGCGCTTCCTTCGGCCAGTTCTGGGAGTTCGTAGCTGACATGGAGTCAGCGTCATCCCTTCCAGAAGAACGCCGCGCAGTGCGCGCGCCATGCGCTCGCAGTCGGAAACGCAGGAGGCCAAGATCGTCTGTGACTCGCTCGACAGTATCGATAAGCGGGGGCGCGGTCGTCTTGCGGTCCTCGCTGCCGTACCACGTCGAGAGCATCTTGTGCGACTTCTTGAACTCGACGAGGTGCTTGACCTCTGGGACATGCGCGTACTCCTTCAGCAGGGTCTTGTCGACCTGGGGCAGGCCAGTCGAGGTCTTCGCCAGCGGCTTCAGCTTCAGCTTCTTGAAGAGCAGCACACGCAGGTGATCGGTGTTCGTCGGGACGAACTCCTCGATCCGGTGCTTCGCTGCCGCGCGTTCGAGTAGCTCCTTCGTCCGGTTCGCTTCGGCCTGCAGCCGCTTGCCCATCCCGTGCAGCGCCTTCATGTCGACGAACGCGCCGGCGAGGTAGATCCGATGCAGAGACATCGCGACGCGATGCACGAACTCGACGTACTCCCGGCGCGGGAGGTTCGGCTTGAAGTGCTCCGCGAGTACGGCCGAGGCCCAGGCATCGAGGCGGCATCTTTGTGCGCGCTGCTCGGGGGTCCATTCGGCCGCCGTTCCGCCGTCGTCGAGGATCTTCTGCGTGTCCTCTTTCCACGGCTCGACGTTCTTCTCGGAGAGCAGGAGGTTGTCGAGCTTGAAGGTGCCGCGCACCTCCTGACCGCTCACCATCCCGCGGTTCTCATCGACGAACTTAGCGAGGAGCAGCGAGTCGCGGACCTTCTGACCGCTGACCCACTCCTCTCGACCGAGCCCGAGCGCGACGATCTGATCGACGTCGCCGTCGACCGAGTGCCCGAGCAGGACGCGCGCCGTGAACGGTTCCTTCAGGCGCTCCTTCAGCGCCTCGAACTCCTTCGTCCCGACGTCAGCGGCTATCGCGTACTTCGTATCCGCGAGCCCCAGCGTGAGTAGCTTGTCGCCGACGTACTCGGTGTCGACCGAGACCACGTCGTCGTTGGGCTCGCGCAGCTTCGGGTAGGACAGCACGGGCAGATCGAAGCGCTTCATGTCGGCCACGACGTACTCGCGTAGGTGCGCGTTGCCCTCGTCGAGCAAGGTCGCCGTATCGTACGTGGCGTACACCGTCGGCACGTAGCTCGCCGCCGCGGGTAGGCCTACGTCGAACTTCATAGCCGCGACGCCGGCGACCTCCAGCTTCCGACCGCGGAGATGCACGAGCGCCGGCGCGGTCCGGTTGAGGATCGCTCGTGCGGCTGAGTCGCCCATCGCGAGCACGCCCTTCGGTTGCCAGCGCTGGAGCACGCCGAGCAGGAACGGACGGCACATGCGGATCTGCGCCATCGTCGGGCGCTTCGTCTCGCTGCGGGCCCAGGCCGGCGGCCGATCGCCCTGCACCTTGTGGTCGGAGCCTCCGCATCGGAGAGCGAACGCGATAGCGACGTCCTCGCGCTCGTAGCCCGCCTCCTTCATGAGCCGGCGAAGCAGCCGGCCCTCGGCCTCGGCCCACGGGGAGTCACCATCGAGCGGGGCCTCGACCACGACGAGGAGCTTCCGCGTCCAGTCCTGCGGAATGAACGGTCGCACGAACGCCGACGCGCACGTCTCGTGGAGCGCGCAGTGGTTGCAGAGCCCTCGCTCCTTGCCGGCCTCGCCCTGCTTCAGCGGAACGATCGAGAGCGCATTGAGCGTCTGCTTCTTCGCGTCCTTCTTCGGCGACTCGTACTTGTACTCCGTCTTCGCCTTCTCGGGCGCGGCCCAGGAGTTCTTGAAGTCCGGCACCGACCCCGTCGCGCCCTTAAGGCGGCCGGGCTCGTGCTCGCCCTTGTGCTTCGCGGGGAGCTTGCACTCCCAGTCGATCGTTCCGGGGCAGAGCTTCTTCACCGCCATCTCCGTCTGCCTCCGTCCGACCCGTTGCACCCGCGGCACAGTAGCCGCACCAGTCCTCGCGTCCACTCGTCGCGGTATCGCTTGAGCCGCTCGAACTGGCTGACCGCTCTCGGTTGCCAGGAGCGGCCGAAGGGATGGTCGAACTCCAGATCGTCGATCTCGTCGCAGTGCGCGCACCTGCCGCCCATCTCCTCGATGAGCGCCCAGCGGTCGCGGTGGTACTGCTCTAGTCGCTTGAGGTGATGCCTGCGCTGCGGCGTGAGTACAGCGACATCAGACACCGAGGATCGCGCGACGCTGGTTCACCGGGACCTCGGCGAGATCCTTGTAGGGCCGCGTCGTCTTCATCGTGCCGTTGAGCCCGCGCGACGAGAGCTTCGTCAGCGTCAGCGCAGCCTCGGCGAACGAGTCCTTGTCCGGCACCACGATCGCGGTGTAGGCGGGGAAGCAGGACGCGATGTAGTCGAGGGCCTCGCGGTTCGGGGTGTTCCCCAGGAGCGCGACTCCGATCACGCCGACCTCGGCCGCCGCGAGCGCGTCCATCGGGCCCTCGACGACGACGATCGCGAGATCCGAGAAGAGCATCGGCCACGCGATGATGACCGCGGGGCCGCGCGCACCGTGCGAGGACTGGTAGCGCTTCAGCGCGCCCTTGTCGATCGCGCGCGCCTGCCAGTGCCTGAGCGCAGACGGCGAGGCCGGCATGACCACACGAAGCTCGCCGTCGCCGGCCTGCATCGACGGGTACCAGAGGTTGTGCCGCGCGAGCGAGGCACTGAGCCCGCGGTTCGTCAGGTACTGGTCGAAGTCCTCCCAGTACTCGGGCCCGGCGAAGGTCGGCATCGTGCGGTCGCCGGCGTCGTACGACGAACGAGCACGCCGCTCCTCGACCTCGTGCTCGTAGATCACGCGTTGTCCTCGCTCTCGTACCCCAGGTCTCTCTCGGCGTCCTCATAGCCCATCGTGTAACCGTCGCCGTGGCCGATGTTGTAGGCGACAGTGAAGATCTGGACTTCGCGCTCGGAAAGCCCGTCGGCGGGAAGGTTGCCGAGTTCACCCGCCAGCAGAATCGCGCTCGTGATAGCGGACGCCCGATCGTTGGGCATCTCCTCGACCTCGTGCTCGTAGATCATCGATCCTCCTTACGTGCACCGAGATAGCCACGACGAAATGCGTCGTTCACGGGGCCGGCTTCGACGATCCGAATCATCCGATCGTCGCCATCGTTGAAGGCGTGCGCGGCCTCACGGCCCGCAGCCTGATCGTTCCGAGCGACGATCACTTCGAGGCAATGCATTACTTCCACCGCTTCCAGAACCAGAGCGTCGTCTTCACGCGCTCCGGCTTGGCGATGTACACGGACGGGATCTCGTACGCGCCGGCGAGAGTCTTCTGCATCAGACGACGACTCCCTTCTCGGTCCGCGCCTCCAGGCGCAGCACCGGCTTGCCGTTCTTCGTGTCGACGCCGAACACGACGTCGTGCGTCTTCGCCGGCGCCGCGATCAGCCGGGCGAAGTGCTTCGCGCGGAGCCGCTTCCCCGCCGTGTTGCGGACGCCCTTGCGCTGCCGCGGACCATCGCTGCGGCCCTTGCCGCCGTGCTTCTTGCGACGGCCCTCGATCTTCTTCTTGCGCCGTGCCTGCGAGCGTGTGTAGACGCCGTCGACTTTCGTCTCGACCGTCGTCTCCACCGTCTCCATCAGATCGCCGCCAGTCGGGCGGCGTGTTTCGGGCAGCCGCTGCGGAAGTTCGGAACACCGCAAGTGCAGGTCAGCAGGCGCTGGTACTCGGGCGACGCTTCGAGTTCGGCCCACTGCGCGGCGAACTGCTCGCGCGCATCGCGGCGCGCCCGTGCGTCGTTGCCGACACGCTGGCGGGCGGCGATGGAGGCGAGCGTATCGAGCGCAGCCGCGAGGGTAGCGCGAACACGCGCCGCTGTGGAGAGCATCTGCTCTCCCTCGCTCAGTTCCGCGCGCTGCTGCGCTGCGAACTCGGTGTAGCTGTACGTCTTCATCACGCCACCTCCGTCGCGGTCAGCGATTGACGCGTGAACTTCGGCCGATTCGCGCGGTCGAACTCTTCACCGCCCACCTCGCCGATGCACTTGAAGACGTCCCATCGGCGGGCGTACTTTCGGTAGTCGTCCTTAAGAGCGGTCACCCACCGATGGAGGTACTTCTCGTGATCGACCGTCAGACCGATCTCGTGGTACGTGATCGAGATCTCGACGCGATGCACGCGGTCGGGGTCGGCATCGAGCGCCTCGCGCTCGTGCTTCTCGGCCCAGGCCTCGCCTACCGGCTGATAGGCGTTCTCCAGCACCTCGTGGCAGGTCCGGCATCGGGCGCGGACCCGGTTGACCGGGCTGCAGATCGTGACGCCCTGAAGCTCCTCAGCAGCCTGCATAGCCGGCCTCCTTGTCTTGTTGCACTCCCTGTGACACCGCCGAGGGGGTCTCGCGGGACATCAGTTCCTGCGTGAGCAGAGGCCACCACTTCCGCTGCACCTCCTTCTTGAGCGCCTCGAAGGGGCGACCTAGCTCCTCCCCGACCGCCTCCCAGGTCTCGCCCTCGACGTACACGGCCCAGATCGCACGCCGTGCGTGCTCGGGGAGCTTCGAGAGCGCACGCTCGACATCGACCTTGAGCACGAGATCCTCTTCGTTGATGACCCGCGGCGGATTCCGATCGAGGTACTCGGCCTCGTGATCGAGTGCGCGGGTAGAGGTACGGAGCGCGTTCTGTGCGGTGTTCTGCACGGCCGTCGTAAGCCATGCCTCGATGTCCTTGACGTCGCGCTTCCACTGGCCGCCCGCGAAGGCGTCCTCGATCGCCCGCTGCACGACATCCTCGGCGTCACGGCCGACGAGATTCGCTGCCACCTTCAGCAGGCGCGGGCGTTGCGCCTCGACCGCCTGCTCGAACTGCGTCCTGTTCATAGACAGACTCCTCGCGATGGGGATCTGAGCCCCTGACTTGTGCTGCGCCGGCGTACAGACGCCGGGCGTAGTACGTGAGCGGTCTACTGCTCTACGAGACGCGGAGGAGTGCTACGCGGGGGGAGCGTCAGTGCGGACGGCAGAGTACTTCGCGGAGTGAATCGACGACAGCACCGGGCGCAGACGCGGAGCCGGTGTCGGCGGCACGCGCGACTCGCGCGCCTGCCATATATGGAACCGGCCGAGCGCGGCCGCCGTCTTGCGGAGGATCTGCAGAGCGCGTCGGCTCTGCATCGCCTCCGGCAGGCGAAGGTACGCTTGATACGAGGCCCAGGCCGTGAGCGAGATCGTCACTTCTTCAGCATCCTGTCCGCGAGCCAGTGCTCGCGCGCCGTCAGGTGCGCCGCGTAGCTCTTCACGAGATACTCGGCGTCCTTGATCGCTTGCGTACGGTCGAGGGTCTTGCCGTCCTCCGACTGCGCGACGCGAAGCGAGCGAAGCTCGCGGAGCGCGTCGAGGTACCGGTCGAGGTTCTTGCTCATCGTCCGTCCTCGCAGTAGAAGTACTTCCCGAAGACCTCACGCTCTTCGTCCGAGCCTCCGTACCGGAAGAGATCCCGCATCGTGTCTTCCCAGCCCTCATGCGAGCGACGCGCGCATGCCTCGCAGATCTCCCTCTTCTTCGGGTACGGACCGTGCTCATCAGTCACGAAGCTAACCGTCTTCACGAGTCGGCCGCAGAGCGTCCTCGCTGGGCCGACGGTGCGCCACCACTTCCCGCCGGTGTTAATGTCGCGGAAGTGCGTCCTCGGATAGCTCATGCCGTCGCTCCCTGGAACGCCTGCAGCGGCATCGCTGTCAGGTGGTAGAGCTTGCAGCGCGGGCACTCATACGCGCGGCACGGGACCTTCGCGGTCCAGGCGCGGACCGAGCGCATCGGAGCCCGCAGCGCTCGCTCGGCCTCGCCCTTCGTGAGGAACCCCGTCTTGCCGCACATCTCGCACCTCCTTGGCCTCGTCAGGCACCGCGTTACGGTGCTACGCCGGGGCGCGGGCCCCGACGTTTCGGCCTAGTTCGCGCCGAAACCGAACGCCCTCCCGAGATCCGTGAGCGTGCGGAATTGCGACGACGGCGCGAGCGCCTTGACGGCGCGCGTGCAGGCGTTGTGGAGCCCCCACGTCGTGCGGGGCGCGCTGTCCTCGTACCCCAGCGTCTCAGCGCGGAAGTAGTTCGTGGCGGCCTCGTCGTAGATCGAGACCGGCAGCACTCCGTCGTAGCGGAGATCGAAGAGCCGGACCTTCGCCTCATCGTCCGTGACTCGATGATTCTCGGCCTCGATGATCTGGGCATTGAACCGGCGGAACCCGTCGAGGAAGCGGCCCAGGCCCTCACGAATGACGTGCGCGAGTTGCAGCGCACGCGAGTGCTTGCGGAGCGCGATCTTCTCGCCGGAGAGCGCGAGGTTGTCGCACACGAACACGCGAGCGCCACCGACTAGCTGGATCGAGAGCGCCTTGTCGTTCGAGTGCCGCAGACCGAGCGCCATGCCGCGGTCCGCGCCCTCCCAGCCGAGGTCCAGCGTGCCGAAGAGCGCGAGCCCCTCCTTGCCCACGGCATACTGCTCGCGGCGGATGTTGAGCCCGAGCTTCCCGACCTGATCGACGACGGTGCCGACGAGTTCAGCGTGCGCGACCGGACGCCACGTCGAGGTGCCGACAGGCGGCGCGAAACGCGCGAGGCCTGCGCGGTCCACGATCTCGCACTTGAACTTCGGGTTGTGCGCGACGAGTGTGCTGTTCTGTTCCATTGTGCTAGTCCTCCTGGCGCTGTGATCGCAACCAGTCGATCTGTGCTTGCGCCTCGGGTACGCGCTTGACGATGGAGCGGAGGCAGCGCTCGCACGTCGTGTTGAAGATCTGCTCGGTGACGTTCGTGCTCAGAGTACGGCAGAGCGGAGAGCCAGAGACGCTGAGATGAATCGGACGCGCCATCACAGCACCCGCACGCGCAGCCCGTCGTTGGCTGCGCCTTCGATGATGGCGCCGATAAAGCGGTGCTCGACCGCGACAGCGCGGCCGAAGTAGGCCCACGGCTCCGCGTTGACGTGCTCGTTGAGCCACTCGCGAGCAGCGGGGGTGAGCGGGCGGAACAACCAAACGCTGCCGTGGTTCTCTGCCTCGAAGTGAACGGTGCGGTCTTCCATCTCTTCCTCCTTGGAGTATCGACCTAGCGACGTAATGCTAGGCGTACTATCCTAGTAAGTCAACACAGAAAGTGCGTGTCGTGTAAATACGTAAATCTTCAGGCTGAATTGCCTGTCACGATGCTGACGGCGCCGCCCGCCGTCATGCGATCATCTCTGCGTGTTGCAGCGCGCGAGCCAAAGTGGGGAAAAAGTTATCCACATCCAATTCACGGGAAACGCGCGCGAGCTTCGTAGTCGAAGGGAGATCGTCCTGAACAGATCGCGACCGAAGTGGACGAGCAGTCCACGCCGTCATGACACGGACGCACGGTGTCGAGATCGTGACTGCGCCAGAGGAACTAGGTCTTGACACCCAGGCGAAATGGGCGTAAACGCAAGATCGTGATACCGGCATCAATAGGTGAGAGAATCCGTACCGCACGAGAGCGCGCGAAGCTCACGCAGGACCAACTCACGCGCGTGCTCAACGTGTCGAGCGGACTTGTATCGAAATGGGAACGCAACGAGCTAGAGCCAGGGGCCGCGAACATTCGTGCGCTCGCAAAAGCGCTAGCGGTGAGCGCCGACTTCCTTCTCGGACTCACGGAGTGAAACGATGGGAGACGTGGTGTTGTGCCTTCGCTTCAATGTCGTCGCTGTCGAGGTCTGATCAATCCAGATGAACCGATGCTCGTGGTCGTGATCGAGGAGCCGAGGAGATGGTGCGATCCCGCGCACGCTGCTGCGCGCCTCGATTACTCTCGCGCTCGCTGGCATATCGCCTGCGCGCCGAACGCCGTGAGGAGATACACGCCGGCGGTCTACGGCATCGCTAGGGGATCTGAGTGAGTAACCAGTGCGCGTGCGGACACGGAAAGCTCTCGCATGACATGGGAGCGGGTACGTGCCTCGTCTGTCGCACAGGGAAGTGCATGACGTACGTGCCGTTCGAGCCCGTGCCCGCGGGCCCGTGGAGGAAGAGGTGAGCCACCGCTACATCAAGCGCCCGCGTCCCGAGCCCACGAGCGAGGACTTCGTCGCGCTCGCTATCGTCCTCGGCCCGCTCGCGTGGCCCGTGCGCTGGGCGTGGAGGAAGCTCCGCGCGCTCTGCGCTCTCGCACTGATCGCCGCGGTGCTCGGAGGCTGCGGGGCCTCGATCGCGATCATGCGGAACGCGCGCACCGGCCATCAGGTCGAGTGCCACGAGAACCTCTGGGACGGCATCCCGAACACGCTCGGGAGGTGCATCCGAGCCTACGAGCAGGCCGGCTACGAGGTCATAGGACGCCAGTAGCGACGCACACTTACAACTCATGTCCCGCGACCCCCCGTCGGCGGTGTCACAGGTAGTGACCGCGACGGGGGAGATCCCTCGCACCGAAGCACTCAAGAGCATGGACAGAGGGGGCGACTCGAACCGGGTCGTCCCCTCGCGTCGTTTCGGGAGCGCGAGCCCAAGCGAGCGCGCTCCTCGATCGTTTCAATCCTCCCTCGTCTCGATCGGTACTCCCTCCTTACGCAGCACGCGAGCCAGCGCGCTCCGCTGCGCTCCGCGCTCACGCAGTGTTCACGCGAGTCGTGAGAAACGCTTCGCGTGCTCGTACCGCGGTAGGGGCCGACACACGGCGGCAGTTCGTACGAGTCGTGCTCGTAGGTAACGGCGGAAACTCACCCCACAAGGAGCGCGCGATCCCCTCTCTTCAGAGCGATGGTGACGAATGGCTCGATGCCCTCGATGCCGACACGAGTTCTACTCGCGCATCGAACTCCCAGTCGAACCGCTCTTCACGCTCGAAGTCGCAGCCGAGATCATCCCGTTCACCTCAGCGCAGTCGCTCGCGACGTACCTCAAGCGACATCACAAGGACTGGCAGCGCTACTACCGCGTCATCGCCCACGGCAGACGACGCACGCTCATGCGCTTCGTCAACGCCGAGCAGATCAAAGCGCTCCGCAGCGAAGTCGTCCGCAGCGAGTGGCGTAGTCCCAAGCGACGCGCCGCAAGTACCAGCGCGTAGAGCGGACTCTCCGACACTCGCGACGAAGGCCGGTGCGATGTCTGTGCGAGAGGAAATTCGCGCGCTCGCGGGCGTCGACATCGCGCGGCTCGCAGAACTCGAACGCAAGCGCATCGCGCGCATCGACGAAGCTCTCGACGCGCAAGAGACGAAGTTCTTCACGTATCAGGGCGAAGTGATCGAGGAGCGCGACGTGATCGATCACACGACTCGGCTCGCAGCGGCGACGCTCGCCGGCCGTGTGACGGGCACAGACCCGAGTAAGTCCGCGTCGGATCAGGGCAAGGGCGGGCCGACGAATGTCCTCGTGCAGATCGTGACGGGCGACGAGGTCGTGCGCGAGATCCGCGGCACTGCCGAGGTCATCGACGCTAAACCCGCGTAGCTGCTGAGGTCCAGCAGAACCACAATTCTGCCACCGCTTCGGGCGGCGCGAGATCGATCTCCCGGCGGGCACATCGACCCGCCCCTATGCCCCGGAAAAAGGGGACGGCCCACCGCGCGTGGGATCGGTTCCGGCGCGGCGTACAGAAAATCGGCTCACTTAAAACTTCGATCGGGCGTCCGCACTCCGCGGCGTAGGACGACGCAGTTACCGCGGCCGAGGCGAGTACAGGTGTCGCTCACCCGAGGCTCCGACGATCGAAACAACTTCCTGCTCGTGCGGCACCGACTCGTGAACGACGTACTCCGCTGACAGCCAAGCCGTCGTATCCGAGCACGGCCCGCACGAGCATCTCACGCAAGGAGCCCCATGCCTCTCGACCTGAACAAGCTGACGCATCTCTCCGCGGAACGCGACGAGTGCAAGGTCATGCTCTCGCGTGTCGAGGAAGAGCACGAGCGTGTCACGAAGAAGCTCGTGGCGTACCGCGAGCGCATCTCGTCGATCGAGGCCCTTATCACAGCCGAGGTCGGCTCCCCCGTGACGTTCGACACGAGTGTGGACCCTATCGACGTTCTCATCATGAGCGCTGCGGATGTGACCGCTACGCCGAAGCTGGAGACCGTGTGAGCGACGAGAAGGGCGGCAAGAACGACATGCTGCCGAATGCTCGCGTGATGCACAACCCGCCGCCGCGTCCCGACTGGATTCTTCCAGTGATCGTCTACGACGTGCGTGATGTCTTCGGCGTCCTCGTCGTCAAGAAGGTTGCGGTCCCGCTCTCCACCTCGAACTGATGTCGTCGGAGCAGGTAGTCGTCCGCATCCCTCGCTACCTGAAGTGGCGCAGCTATCAGGCGCCGTTCTGGAAGGCGATGATCGGTGGCTGCAAGCGCGCCGCGCTCGTGTGGCATCGACGCGCCGGCAAGGACCTCACGGTTCTGCAGTGGGTGATCGCCGCGATGCTCACGCGTCCCGGCACCTACTACTACTTCTTCCCGAGCTACGCGCAGGCGAAGAAGGTCATCTGGGACGGCCAGGACAAGAGCGGCAAGCCGTTCCTCTCGAACTTCCCCCCGGAACTCATCGCCGGTCGCTGGGAAGACGATCTCATGCTCCGGCTGAAGCTGCCGAACGGTGGGCACTCGACGTTCCAACTCATCGGCGTCGACAAGCTCGGCAAGGAGAAGTCCGGCGACTCGATCGTCGGTACGAACCCGGTCGGCTGCGTCTTCTCCGAGTACTCGCTGATGAGCGAGCGCGCATGGAACCTGATGCGCCCGGTGCTCCGCGAGAACGATGGCTGGGCGGTCTTCGTGTACACGCCCCGCGGCAAGAACCACGGCTACAAGCTCTGGCGAAACATCCAGACCGAAGAGAACTGGTTCAAGTCGCTGCAGACCGTCGAGACGACGCGTCGCGATGCCGAGGGCGAAGACGACCGGGTGGTCGTGACGAAGGACGACATCGAGGCCGACCTACGCGAGGGCATGGACCCCGCGCTCGTGAAGCAGGAGTACTACTGCTCGTTCGAGGGCGCGCTCTCGGGTTCGTACTACGGCGACCTCATTGTGAAGGCCCGCGAGGAAGGACGTATCCGGCGCGGTCTCTTCGTCGGCGGCAAGCTCGTCGACACGGGCTGGGACCTCGGTGTGGACGACGCGACGGTCATCGGGTTCACGCAGCACACGCACACGATCAACGGACCCGGTGTCTCGTGGATCGACTACGAAGAGGGCAGCGGCCTCGGGCTCGATCACTACGCCGGCGTGATCCACGGCAAGAAGCGCTACTCGTACGGTCAGCACTTCGGACCGCACGACCTCAAGGTCACGGAGTGGGGCACCGGCAACACGCGGCTGCAGCTAGCCGAGCGTGAGGGCCTGTTCTTCACGGTCGTTCCGAAGCTGCACGTCGCTGACGGCATCCAGGCCGTGCGCCGGCTGCTCGCGGTGAGCGAGTTCGACGAAGAGAAGTGCAGCGCGCCGGAGTACGAGAACGAGCGCGGCGAGGGATTCACGATGCGCCGGCACGGGCTGCTCGATGGCCTGATGGCATATCGCCGCGAGTGGGACGAGAACCTCGCGACGTGGCGCGCGACCCCGGTCCATGACTGGGCCTCGCACATCGCCGACATGGCTCGGTACCGCGCGATCGGCTACTACGACCTCACCTCGGCGAAGAAGGACGACGCGTACCCCGACTGGTCGGTGTTCGACTCCGACCGGAAGCTGCGCGAGCACGAGGAAGCGATGCGCGCCGGCTGGAGCGTCTTCGATGCCTAAGCTCGTCAGTGCGCTCGGCGGGAAGCCTGCGGTCCTCGCGCCCGCGGCGACGCTCGCGAAGGACGCGAAGCTCGGCGACCAGCAGCCCCCGAACATCGCGCTCGACGACCGGCTCACGTCGGCGACTGAACTCATCGCGGCCGAGATCCCCTCGCTCTCCTTTGCGACGCAGCACACGTCCTCGACGCTCGCGGAGTCGCCGATCCTCGCTGCTCCACCGATCGACATCGGTGGTGGAGGCGGCGACGGAGGCGGCGGTGCGGGCAGCGGTGACGGTAGTGGCGACGGCGGCGGTGCGGGCGACGGAAGCGGTGACGGCTCGGGCGATGGCTCTGGTGACGGCGGTGACGGTAGTGGCGACGGCGGCGGCGACGGCGGTGGTGATGGCGGTGCTGGCGGCGACGGCGGCGCGTACTGAAATTCCTCGAAGGAGATAGAAGCGATGGGCGGCTCGAAGGCACCGAAACCAGCACCTCAGACGACTCCTCCCCCTCAGGCGCCGGACCCGGCCGACAAGGTCGCGAAGGAGAAGGAGGCCGAGGAGCGCCAGAAGGTGCAGATGAAGCGCGGCTCCTCTCGGACCGTTGCGACGAGCCCGATGGGCGTGCTCGGCGCGGCTCCCACGAACGCTCCCGAACTCAAGGGATCGCTGGGCTAGCCCGTGGCCTCTGTCCGTAAATCGGTCGAGGAGAAGATCGAGGAGTACGAGAAGGAACTCGCGCGTCGCCGACTCGTCGAGCCCGGCTGGCAGGATAACTCCACGTTCATTCTGCCGAAGCGTTCCGACATCCTGTTCAATCGTCAGCCGGGGCAGAACCGCTTCGAGAAGGTCATGGACTCGACGGCGATCCTCTCGAACGTCGTGCTGGCGGCCTCGATGCAGGGCTCGCTCGTGTCCTCGGCCGTGCGCTGGTTCAGCCTCGCGATCCGCGACATCGAGCTAGCGCCGAACCACAAGCTCCGGCTCCTGCTCGATCAGTGCGCGGACATGATGTACTCCGCGATCCAGCAGAGCAACCACGCGAGCGAGACGAGCGAGATGTGTCTCGACCTCGGTGCGCTCGGGCAGGGCGGCCTCTTCGTCGAGGAGAACGACCCCGAGCCCGGCCGGATCTTCACGGGCCTCCGTCACACCGCGCTGCACCCCGGTGAGTTCTGCATCGGCGAGAGCCCCGATGGCTACGTCGACACGGTCTACCGGATGTTCAAGCTACCGATTCGAGTCGCGTACCGGAAGTGGGGCAACGCGCTCTCGCCTAAGACGCTGGAGCGGCGGGAGAAGCACGGGACCGAGGAGATCGAGTTCCTGCACGTCGTGACGCCGAACGATTACCAGTCGAAGCGCGCCGCGAAGTGGCCGGTCTACTCCTGCTACATCGAGTACGGCGAGAAGCATCGCGTTGAAGAGGGCGGGTACGAGGAGTTCCCGTTCATGTTCCCGCGCTGGTCGAAGTCGACCGGCGAGATCTACGGCACGGGTCCCGGCCACGTCGCGATCCACGACACGAAGACGCTCAACAAGGCCGTCGAACTGAAGCTCCGCGGGTGGGCCCTCATGGTGAACCCGCCGATTCAGGTTCGCGACCAGGGCGTCATCGGCACCGTCAAGCTGAACCCGTTCGGTCAGACGCACGTCCGCGATATGGAGTCGATCAAGCCTCTCTGGGAAGTCGGCGGTCGGATGGACATCGCCGACATGGAAGAGGACAAGCTCCGGCAGCAGATCCGGCGCGTGTTCTACTCCGACCAGCTTCAGCTTCAGGAAGGGCCGCAGATGACGGCCTACGAGGTGCAGGTCCGGTACGAACTCATGCAGCGCGTGCTCGGGCCCACGCTCGGTCGTCTCGAAGTGGAGTGGCTGAACCCGTACATCGAGCGCGTGTTCTGGATCATGCTGCGGCGCTCGCAGAAGGACTCTCCGTTCCGTCAGGTCGCGGCGATGCTGAAGAAGATGGGCAAGCCGCTCGACATTGAGTACGAGGGCCCGCTCGCGCGAGCGCAGCGGTTGCAGGAGTCGATCGCGCTGCAGCGGTTCTTCCAGATCGCGCTGCCGATCGGCGAAGCGTTTCCCGACTCGCTCGACAAGATCGACCCCGACGAGATCCTCGACATCCACGGGTTCGCGACCGGTATTCCGGCCCGCGCGCTGCGTTCGCCGGAAGCACTGCAGAAGATCCGCGACGCGAAGGCGAAGGCTCGTGCGGATCAGGCGAATCAGCAGGCGGCGCTGACGTCGATGGAGACCGCCGGCAAGGGCGCGTCCGCAGCGAAGGCGCTCGCCGAGGCTAGTGCGAGCGGGGTGGTCCCGCCGATCGCGGGGAACATGGCAGTGCAGGCCGTTCCGAGGGCGGCGTAACGCATGGCGAAGAAACGTGACGTGCTGCGCGAGACGCTGCACGAGGTCGGACAAGAGGTCAGCGCGACGGAGACGAAAGCAGCGCTGACGCCGGAGCGGATCGCACTCGCGTACGCGCGCGTGTTCTCCGGTGAGGACGGCGAGATCGTCCTCGAAGATCTCAAGGCGAAGTTCAACGGCACGACAGTTCGTATCCGCCCGACGGGAATCGACCCGTACGAGGTGGTCTTCAGAGAAGGCGAGCGGCACATCTACCTCCACCTCGTGGAGATGAAGACCCCGCCGCCCGCACCAGTCAGCAGCGAAGGAGAGTAGGTTGCCGGACGACCAGAACCAAGGCGGTCAGCAGAACGACCAGAACCAAGGCGGTCAGCAGCAACAGCAGCAGCCGGACGGATGGATCGCGACACTCCCCGAGGAGCTTCGCGCCGCACCGGCCGTGAAGAAGTTCAAGGGCAAGGACTGGAACGAGGTCGGCCCGCAGGTCCTGAAGTCCTACGTGAATCTGGAGAAGTGGCAGATCCCCGGCGAGAACGCGACGCCGGAAGAGCGCGCCGCGTACGCGCGCCGGCGCGGGGTCCCCGAGAAGATCGAGGACTTCAAGGTCGAGCCGAAGGTTCCGGCCGGCGTGCCGTGGTCCCCGGAAGCGCAGGCCGACTTCGTGAAGTTCGCGCACGCGGAAGGTCTCACGCCTCGCGAGGCGAACGCGGTCCTGAACTACTACCTGGAGAACGCCGGTCGTGGCATGGATCTCCAGACGACGCAGACCGCGAAGGCGATCGAAGAGACGCACGCGGGCCTGCAGAAGAAGTGGGGAGCCGACTACAAGCGGAACGTCGGTCTCGTCGCGCGAGGCATCGAGGAGTACGGCAGCGCCTCGTTCAACGAGCTTCTCGATCACGTCGTGATCAAGGGCCCCGACGGGAAGGACGTGAAGCTCGGCAATCATCCCGTGATGCTGGAGTTCCTGAAGTTCCACGGCGAGCAGCGGCTCGAAGCCGGGATGATCGACGGCGGCACGCTCCTGACGACGCAGGCCGACGCCGCGAAGGAACTCGAAGCGTACAAGGACGAGATCCGCTCGAAGGGCAAGGAGCACCCGTACATGAAGGGTGACGCCGCTGCGAAGAAGAAGATGACCGAACTGATGCAGCGCGCGTACCCGGAGCAGAAGCGCGACTGACAGCCAAGCCCCCGAGACGTGGCGGGGTATCCGCTTCCACGTCACCACTTTCAGAGCGCCAAGGCGCTCAACGCTGTGACGCAAGGCTAGATGGCGAGCCGGTGGGTTGTGGACCCACGGAGCGCGGTTCAAGTCCGCGGCGTCACCCCATCGCACGACAGACCCCGACACCCTCGCGAGAGGCCGGGTGCCACCAGGGAAGCTGGTCGGGAGAGCGCGCCGTCACCGCGCAGGACGAGCCGGCGTAGGCCGGGAACTCACCGCCTCACGTAGCACCCGCCTCAGCAGTCCTCCGCAAAAGGAACAGAACCATGTCCGACCTCACCACATCGATGATTCGGCAGTACCACGCGAACATCGAACTCAAGCTGCAGCAGGAAGGCGCTGTGCTCGCGCAGTACGTTCGCAACGAGCCGCAGTCGAGCGAGAAGCAGTTCTACGAGCAGGCAGATGGCGTGAGTGCCGAGCCGGTGACGACCCGGTTCGCCGAGTCGCCGCAGGCCAACACGCCGTTCGATCGGCGTATGGTCACGATCGCGCCGTACCACGTCGGTGACTTCATCGACACGTTCGAGCGCGTGCAGACCCTGGCCGATCCGAAGAGCATCATCGTCGACAACTTCGTGCGGGCGCTCGGCCGCGAGAAGGACCGCGTGATCTACGAGGCCCTCTTCGGCACCGCGTACTCCGGCAAGGAGGGCACGACCTCGGTCGCGTACTCCACGACGGCGAGCACGTCGGGCGGCCTCAACGTCGTGGCCGACTTCAAGACCGCGAACTCCGGCCTCCTCGTCGAGAAGCTGATCGAGGCCAAGCGCGTGCTGCTCTCGAAGTTCAACAAGGTCGGCGAAGAGCCGTGGGTCATCGTGATCAACAGCGACGGCCTGAGCGACCTGCTCAACCTCACGCCGATCCAGTCGGCCGACTACAACTCGATCAAGGCGCTCGTGAAGGGTGAGGTCAACACCTTCATGGGCTTCGACTTCGTGGGCTGGGAAGGCTACGTCAAGAACGGCACGAACGTGCTGCAAGGCACGGGCGTGAACGCCGAGGTGGTGTACCGCTACCCCGCGTTCGTGAAGAGCGGCCTGCTCTGCGCGACGGGCATGGATGTCATGACCCGCATCGTGGAGCGCTTCGATCGCTCGTTCCACTGGTACGCCTACGCCCGCGCGATGTTCGGCGCGGTGCGGATGCAGGAGAACAAGATCGTCTGCATCGAGCGCTGGATCAGCGGCTAGTCCCTGATCGGCTAGTGGCTCCGTAGTCGCCGCTGGCAGACCGGCTTGAGCCGAAAAGTCTGCCACCCCACCTCAACAGTAGCGGACGCGAGGTTCGACACCTCCCCGCGAAAGGAAAGAAACAATGGCTCTCACTCCCGCAGTCTCCACGCAGTACGCGAACTACGCCGCCGTTCCGCCCGTCCTCAACGACGGCCGCGATCACGGCAAGCTCCGCATGGCGTACGCGAAGCTGACGTACACCGCCGGCGGAACCGGCACCGCGCAGATGATCCGTATGCCGGCCGGTCGCGTGCGGATCTTCCCGCACATCAGCCGCAACACCACGACGCAGAACGCCTCTGCGTCCTCGACGCTTTCGGTCGGTCTCGGTGCCTACACCAAGGCCGACGGCAGCGCCCAGTCCGCGTCGACCACGGCGCTCCTGAACGCTGCCGCGGTCGGTGCCGCGACCGTGGACGCCGCTCTGACGTCCACGGCAGGCCCCGTCGAACTGGAGAGCAAGCAGGGTGTCGACGTGACGATCACCTGGGGCACGGCGAACTCGCCCGCGTCCGGTGACCATCACCTCCTCATCGCCTACGTGCTCGCCGGCTAGATGATTCGACGCTTCGTCTACGACGCAGCGTCTGATCAGGTTGTCGAGGTGGGAGAGATTCGCTCTTCCACCTCGGCAGCAGATCGCTACGAAGAGGCGGCTGACCGTAAGCGTCGTCTGAGCGACGACGCGCGCGCCGGTCGACATCTTCGTGAGGCCTCAATCGAACGCGCGGACCGCCGCGAGTTCGCTCTCAAGAAGTACGGCACCGAATCCCGCTGGACCGAGTAGGAGACCCCCGTGGCAGCGAACAGCGACGTCGAGATCGTGAATATGGCGCTCGTCCTGCTCGGCTCTAGTCCGATCACCGCAATGGACGAGGGCACGAAGGCCGCGACTCTCGCGTCGCAGATCTTCGACACCGAGCGCGACGCGACGCTGTACGACTTCGACTGGAACTTCGCGAGCAAGCGGCTCTCACTCGCGCGCGATGCCGCGGCACCCGCGTTCGGGTTCGCGTACTCGTTCCAGCTTCCGCCCGACTACATCCGCGTGCTGGAGGTCTCCCCGGACCGGATGGCCTACAAGATCGAGGGCCGCAAGCTCGTGTGCGATGCGACCTCGGTGTACATCCGCTACACGCGGCAGGTCACGAGCCCGAGCGAGTGGTCTCCCGCCTTCAAGGCCGCGTTCGCTGCGCGCCTCGCGTGGCGCATGGCGCTGCCTCTTACCGAGCTTTCGTCCGTTGCCGCGCAGAAGGGCAAGGAGTACGAAGCGCTCCTGGGCGGCGGCCGTAGCTCCGATTCGCAGGAGGGCGGCGCTGAGTCCGCGCTCGGCCCCGGTGCTGACGTTCTCATCGATACGCGGCACGTCTACGACGGCCTGAGCAACGGCCAGTGGTGGGTCGGCTAGAGTGGCGCGCGTACATCCGATCTTCTCCAGCTTCACCGCCGGAGAACTGAGCCCGCTTCTCTACGGCCGCGTCGACTTCGACAAGTACACGACGGGAGCGCGCCGTATCGAGAACCTGATCGTCAACCCGCACGGTCCGGTCTCGCGTCGGCCCGGCACTCGGTTCGTTGCCGAGGTCAAGGACTCGACGAAGAACACGTACGTCATCCCGTTCGAGTTCTCGACGCAGCAGGCGTACATCATCGAGTTCGGCGATCAGTACATGAGGTTCTATAAGGACGGCGGCCGTATCGAGTCGCCGCCCGGCTCGCCGGTCGAAGCGAATCCCGCGCCGCCGTACGCCGCGGCGCAGATCCCGTACGTGAAGTTCATCCAGTCCGCGGACACGGTCTACTTCTTCCACTCCGACGTCGCGCCGCAGAAGCTCATTCGGTTCTCACACACGTCGTGGTCGGTGAAGCCGGTTCGCTTCATGCCGCCGGCGACGTACGAGGCCGGGCTCCAGCCCGCGACGACTCTGACGCTCGGCGCGGTGACAGGCCTCGGTGTGACGTTCACCGCCGGGTCGAGCGTGTTCATCGCGGGCGATGTCGGCCGGATGATCACGAGCGGCGACGGCCGCGCGATCATCACGGCGCAGGGCGGGACCACGGCGACCGTCGACATTGTCGATGACTTCGCGTCGGTCGGTCCGATCGCGAGCGGAAGCTGGACGATCGAGGGGTCTCCGAACGTCGAGATCACTCCGAGCGTCGATAAGCCGAAGCACGCCCGTACGACGCTCACCGTGACCGGCGTCGTCGCCGCGTTCCGCTCCTCTGATGTCGGCCGGTACGTTCGTGTGAACAAGGGCGTCGTGAAGATCATCCGGTTCACGAGCGCGTCCTCGGTCGATGCCGAGGTCCTCGCCCCGCTCAAGGACAAGACCGCATCCCCGAGTGGTGCGTGGTCGCTCGAAGACTCGGCCTGGAGCGCCTCCCGCGGCTACCCGCGTGCGGGCTCCTTCCACGAGCAGCGGATGGTGGTGGCCGGCTCGAACTTTCAGCCGCAGTCGTTCTGGGCCTCGGCCTCCGCGGATCTGGAGAACTTCGGGCTCGGCCCCGACGACGACGACGCGTACGAGTTCAAGATCGCTGCGAACGACGTGAACACGATCCTCTGGATCGTCCCGACGCGCGTGCTCCTGATGGGTACCGCATCGAGCGAGTTCAAGGCCGTCGGCAGCAACGACAGCGCGATCACGCCGACGAACGTCAACGTCAACACTGAGACCGCCTGGGGCTCGTCGGATCGAGTACGCCCGGTCCGCATCGCGCACACCGGCATCTTCGTCTCGCGCTCGCGTCGCGAGGTCCGCGAGATCCTGTTCTCGGTCGACCGCGACAGCTACGTCTCGAACAATCTCCTGCTGCTCGCCGAGCACCTCACGCGCACGTACGGCGTGACGGACCTCGCGTTCCAGCGGAACCCGGCCCCGACGGTCTGGGCGATCCGAGAGGACGGCGTCCTGCTCTCGTGCGCATATCAGCGCGAGCACAACATCGTCGCCTGGGCGCGGCACTTCACGGGCTCCGATCAGCCGCAGGACGGAAGCTCGCCGGTGAAGGGCAAGTTCGAGTCGGTCGCGGTGATCCCGCACTGGAGCGCGAACCGCGACGTCCCGTTCTTCGTCGTGAGGCGCGTGCTCGCCGGCGGCACGAAGCGCTACATCGAGCACTTCGACGAAGCGAACGGCTATTACGGGAAGCTCTACGTCGACTGCGGCCTGAGCGCGGTCTTCGGTAGCCCGGTCAGTGGCGTGAGCGGCCTGGGCCATCTCGAAGGCGAGACGGTGCAGATCGTCGGCGACGGCGCGGTCTACCCGCCGAAGGTTGTGACCGGCGGCGCGGTCGCGCTCGACGGCAATACCGCGCTGGCCGTCGAGGTAGGCCTGCCGTACTACTCGACGCTGGAGACGATGAACCCCGAGGTCCCGCTGCAGGGTACCTCGCAGGGCCGGCAGAAGCACTGGTCCGAGATCTTCGTGCGGCTCGACTCCTCGCTCGGTTGCTTCGTGAACGACGAGGAGCTTCCGTTCCGCGCATCGGGCGATGACATGGACGCGCCGCCCCCGATCTTCACCGGCGATCACAAGATCTCGAACCTTGGTCGCGAGGGCATGGCCTCGATCAAGGTGCAGCAGCTACAGCCGCTCCCGCTGACCGTGATCGCGGTGTTCGGCACGATCGGCATCGGCGACTGATGATCGTCGTCCCGGTGCCGTCGGATCTCCCGGTCGTTCGTGATCTCCACGCGATCCATCATCCCGGCTACCCGCACCCCGAGGGCAAGACGCTCGGGGCGTACATCAACGGCCGATTCGTTGGATACGCGATCTACAAGATCGAGGGTCCGCATCTGATCCTCGTGGATACCGGCGTCGAGCCGTGGGCGATGGGACACGGCGTCGGCACTGCGCTCATGCAGGCCCGGATCGAGATCGCCGGAGAGTGCGGGTGCGAGATGGTGGTTGGCACAACGCAACCTCGTAACGCTCCGATGCTCCAGATCCTCCGTCGGTTCGGGTTCAGTGAGTGCGGCGTGGTTCCTCGCGCGTACGCGGACGGTAGCGACGCGCTCATCTTCGCTCTTTACCTCAAGGCGACGAAATGATCGAACGCTTCTTCAGGTTCCTCGACTGGCTACAGCAGAAGTTCACGGCTCCCTGCCTGCTCTGTCACCGCGACTATCCGGTGTGGGCGGGCTGCGAGCACGGCTACACGATCGCCGGAATCATCGCGGTCGTGGTCGCGGCAGCGGCGGCCGGTGCGAGCGCGTACATGGCGTCGGAGGCTCAGGCCGATGCGGCGCGCGAGCAGAAGAAGATGGCGCGGCGTCAGGCCGAGGTCGCGGACTGGCAGAAGAAGGCCGAGGAGCAGCAGGCCGAGGCCGCTCGGAAGCAGGCCCGTCTCCGCGCATCGCGCATCCTGAACTCGCAGGCCTCCAAGGCGGGCGCCGCCGGCGTCGTCGCGAGCGAGGGCTCGCTCCTTACGAACCAGATGGAGGCCGCGTCGCTCGCGCAGTACGACGAGGACCTCGCAGCCTACTCGCACCGCCTCAACGCGGCCGGCGCGGAGATCACCGCCGACACGCATCGCTATGAGTCGCGGATCTTCGGTGCGCGCGCGGCGAACATCAAAGCGAACCAGTGGCTGAACGTCGGGATCTCCGCAGCCGGTGCCGGCGCAAGCGCGTACACGTCGTCGGGAATGGGCCGCAGCGGTGGCGGCGGCACGGTCGCGACGCAGACTCAGCAGACGGGCACGCAAGACACCTACGGGAACCTCGCCTAATGCCGATCCGATTCGATCGCTACGAGGTCCCCCGCGGCGGGCTCCCCGGCGCTCCTCACGCGCAGGGCGGGTACTCGACTCCTGGCCCCGACATGTCGACGGCCGATGCGCTCGCGACAGTCTCGAAGGCCGCATCGCACGTCGGCAAGGAGTTCATGGAGGCGCAGGCCCGCAAGGACGCGCTCGCGGAGAAGGTCGCGGTCGGCGAGCGGTTCCTCGCTGCCTCCGAGGAGATGGACCGCAAGCTCATCGAACTGGAGCAGGACCCCGAGCGCCGCGCGAAGGCAGCGGAGCAGTGGGGCCAGTTCATCGACTCGCGCATGGGCGCGTGGTCGACCGGGCTCACCGCCGATGGCACGGCCGCGCTCCAGCAGCGCCTGATCGAGAAGCGCGCGTCCGGCGGCCACCACGCTCGGATGATCGAGGTGAAGGATCTGCAGGACCGCTCGAACGCGACGCTCGTCGGGTACGGCGGCCGGTTCCTCGAAGCGTTCTCGCGTGACGCCGGCGACGTGCCGCACTACGTGACGGGACCCGACGGCGTCGAGCGCGAGGTCGAGATCCCCGAGCTTCGAGATCTCCGCGACGCCTACGGCCACGCGGTCGAGTCGGGCGCGAAGACGAAGGCCGAGGCCGAGTCCGAGATCAAGGGCCTCATCGAGAAGGGCGCGCACCAGAAGGCGATCCGCATGGTGATCAGCGAGGACCCCGAGCAGGTCGCTCGCGTACGCGCGCTCGTGACGAACGAGGAACTCAAGCCGAAGTCGACGTTCCTGAAGGACGTGAAGCCGGAGTCCCGCAACTCGATCCTGAAGGCCGCGAAGGAGCAGCTTGAGCACCTCCGCACGAAGGCGAACGAGGAAGAGGACCGCGCTCGTCGGCTCGGCAAGGAGCGCGAGGCCGAGTGGGAGAAGCGGCAGAAGGAAGAGGACAACGGTGCGACGACCGCGCTGGTCCTCGACATCCTGGGCGGCAAGGCCGGGTTCGCAGAACTCAACAAGTCGCTGCCGTACAACCAGACGCTGCGCCAGGACCCCGCGAAGGTCGAGCACGTCTACGGCCTCATCGAGAACCGCGGCAAGGCCGGCGGCACGACGAACTGGACGCTCTACAACCAGATCTGGACGCGCATCCACGAGACGCGCGGTGCGATGGACGCGACGTCCGCGGTGCTGCCGTACGTCGGCAAACAGAACGGCATCGCGCGCGAGGACGCCGAGAAGCTGATCACGGCCGGCAAGCTCGCGGGCGAGAACAGTGTGTTCAAGGACGACTTCTTCCAAGCCGGTCAGAAGGACATCGACCGCAACCTGCAGCCGCCTGTCGGCATTATCGACGAGGCGAAGCAGCGCCGATACGCCGAGGCCTCGCGCGAGTTCTTCGATCGCTCGTCGAAGCTCGTGCGCGCCGGCAAGCGTGAAGAGATCCCCGGCCTCGCGCGCGAGATCTCCGATCGCTACGTGAAGCAGGCCGATCGCATCACCGTGTTCGCTCCGAAGTACGTGCCGCGCTACCCGGACAAGGAGTCGACGGTCCAGACCTACGTCCAGCAGTACGGGCCAAGCTGGTCCTGGGCCCCCTCGGTGCGGCAGGAGTTCGATCGGCAGATCTGGCTGCACGAGCAGATCGAGATCGAGCGCAGGCAGAAGGATCAGGAGAACACCGGCGGTAAGCCGGGCCCGAAGCCGAAGTCTCAGTCGAAGCTCCCCAGCCCCTACTCGCAGTAGCTCGCTCTCCACCCCACAGGAGACCCCGTGGCCGAAGACCTGAAGCCGTTCTACGTCCGTTCGCTGGAGGACCGTCAGCGCGCCGTCGAAACCTCGGCGGGCGATGCGGCGCTCGCGCAGTTCGAGCCGATGACGTCGCCTCAGGCGAAGCCGACGGATGGGTCCGTGCAGATCAACGCGGACCCGAGCGCTCCGCAGGACCTCTCGAAGGTCCCCGGCTACAAGCCGACGTGGATGCCGCCGGCGAAGCGGCTGCAGACGCCCTCGCCTGACGAAGCACGCCGCATGATGGGCCGCCCCACGCGCACGTACGTGCCGGGTGAGGATCTGCCCGCCGAGGACCAGCCGCAGACGCTGCAGGAACAGATCGACGCAACGATGCGGAGTCTGAACACCGAGCAGGGGATGGACCCGGAGACGGGTCTGCACCCGAAGCTCAAGACGCTGATCGAGTATGTCGCCAACACGAAGGACGTCGCGGATCTCCAGAAGCGACTGAACAGCCCCGAGGGCGTGAGCCTGATCGAGGGCCTCGGTCTCAGCACGCCGTTCATGAACGCGGTGATGCACGCGGCCCACGAGGTCCTCACGGCCGGCGGCGTACCCGAGCCCTACTCCTCGGTCGGCGAGTACGTCTCCGCGCTTCTCGTCCCCTCGCGCATGGCGATCCAGGCCGGCGGTGCGGTCGCGCTCGATCGCGTCGGTACCGGGGAGCCCGGCGCTGCCGGCAAGGTCGTGAAGCAGATCGGGGCCACGGCCCTCGACAAGGTCCGGCAGATCCGTGACGGCGGGCTCTCGAAGACTCTCGCCGGCGAACTCGCGACGAACCAGGGGTTCTCGTGGAGCGTAGCCGGACGTCGTGCCGTGAAGTTCCCCGAGGCGACTCGCGGCGTCTCGATCGCGCCGGAACTGGAGCAGGCGATCAAGGGCGTCGCGTCGCCGGAGCAGATCAGCGCGTACCTCAAGAAGAACGAGAAGGTCCTCAAGGACCCGCGTGCCGCGTTCGGTGGCTGGTACGACAAGGGCTCGAACACGACCTACCTCGACATCTCGGTCGCGGCGAAGAGCCACGAGGCGAACGCGGTCGGTGCGTCGACCGGGCAGCGCGCGATCTTCGACCCGGTCACGAAGGACAGCATCCCCGTCGACTACGGTGCGAAGGGGCCGCACCCATACCACGCGTCGTCCGAGCCGCTGAAGCCGCAGGACATCGAGATCGCGCGAGCGTACGACGCCGCCGCCTCGAACCCGGATCTGAAGCCGCACTGGGACTCGCTCGCGAGTGAGACCGATCGCCTGTTCGAGGAGATCTCGAAGACAGGTCCGCGCATGGAACTCGTGGACGGTCAGCCGTACACGAGCGCCGAGCAGATGGCGAAAGAGGTCCGCGAGACCGGTGTGATGAAGGTCTCGAAGGACAATAGCGAGCACCCGTTCTGGACGCCCGAACAGAACGCGCGCTTCCGTTACGTCCACGACATGCTCGGTCACGTCGAGCCCGGTCACGACTTCTCGCTCGAAGGCGAGTACCGCGCGTGGCTCGCGCACGAGACGAAGCTCGCCGACGAGACCGCGAAGACCGCGCTCAAGACGGAGGTCTACGGACAGGCCGCGTCCGCGGTCGCGAACAGCGGGCGCTTCGCCGAGCAGAAGGCCGTCGACCTGGGCAAGGGCCTCGCACCGATCGAGGAGCGGCTTTCGAAGGGCCTAGACCTCGTCAACCCGCCGAGCATGGAGCAGCGGTTCGCCGACGCGCAGGCCGCGTTCGCGCAGGGCGCACAGCGCTCCGAGGCAGGGCTCCAGCAGATGGAGGGGCTCCTGCAGGACTCGAAGGGCTGGGTCGACGGTGTGAAGACCGTCGTCTCCGAGGCCGGCGCGGAGTTCGTCAGCGCGGTTGAGAAGGACGGGCAGCGGATCGTGTCGTATCGCGATCCGGTCACGGGCAAGACCGGCGAGATCTCCGTCGACAAGCTCTCGAAGCACAACCTCCAGGCCGAACTCGGCAACGCGCGAGCGGTCGAGGCGAACGGTGGTCTGCTCCCCGATCAGGTCCGCGCGAAGCTCGCCGAACTCGAAGCTGGCGGTCTGAAGAACACGGACGAGTACCGCGCGCTGCTCGACGAGCTAGGCCCCGAGGGCACGGCTTTCAAGCGCGAGGCGAGCCTCTCGCCCGAGGCGGCGCAGGCGAAGCACAACGCCGCGGTCGAGGCCGGCGGCGCGCAGCCGATCGGGATCACCGCGGACCCCGACGGCAACCCGATGGTCTGGTTCAACGATCCGATCACGGGCTCGACGCACCTCCTGTTCGGGAACGAGGTCTCGCCGGAGCGCGTGAAGCAGGTCCTCGAAGAGAGCCGCAAGGCCTGGGGCAAGGGCGCGCTCGGTATGGCGGCCGGAGCCGCCGTCGGGGATGACGACGATCCGTACAGCGGCACGGTCCTCGGCGCTGCGCTCGGGATCGGTGTCGGGAACCTGAAGCTCCTGCGCGATCCGGCGCTCGCCGAGAAGCTCGCCGGCAAGCTCCGCGTGGGCGGCCGGCTGGAGAACGCGCTCGTCGCGCGTGGTGTGGGGAAACTCCTGATGCACGGCGCGGACGATCTGAAGTTCGCGCAGGAGATGTACAAGGAGTTCGGCTCCGCGATCATCCCGCACCTCGACTCTCTGCTCGCGCGCTCGAAGAAGGCGCTCGCGGAGAAGATCGACACGCTCGACTTCCTCACGCCGTACGAGGAGGTCTCGAAGTACTGGAACGCGGTCTCCGACACGGCGCCTGACTGGTACGGCACGCCTGCGCTCCTGCGGCAGATCGTCGGTCCCGACACCGAACTCATGGCCTCGCTGCTCGCGGCGACGTCCCCGCAGCAGGCCGTGCGTCCGAACGTCGATGCCGCGCTCGCGGTCTACAAGATCCTGAAGACCGAGCCGACGTTCCTCTGGAAGAAGCTCATCGGTCCCGAGAACGAGAAGCTCATGGCGAAGTTCGGGATCTCGGGCGAGAACATCCTGCCGAACGTCTGGCGGGCGATCCGCCGCGAGGAACTGAACGGCAACAAGGTCGTCGACTTCAAGCACGCGATCCTCGGCGACGAGAGCGTGTTCACGGTTGACCGCCACATCGCGCGGTTCGCCGGCGTACAGCAGCGGGCCTCCGGCCTGAACGACGCCGAGTACTCGACGCTCTCGGAGTGGGGCAAGCAGTTCGCCTCGAACATGGGGACCCCGCCGCGCTACGCGCAGCAGCGTCTCTGGATCGGCGGGCGTCTGGTCGAGGGGATCGAGGACGAGTTCAAGGGCAGCAACAACCCCCTCTTCGACACCGTCGCTGAGATGGCGAAGGAGCAGGGCGTCCTCGACCTCGTGCCGAAATCCTCGCTGCTCGGCGAGGAGGGACGCACCCGCGCCGGCGTCGCGTGGGTCCTGGGCCGTGCCGCGCTCGGTGCCGTCATCGGCGGCGAGATGGGCGACACGAACGAGGAGCGCCTCCGCAACGCGCTGATGGGCGTCGGTGTCGTGGGGCTCGCCCCGACCGCCATCGCGAAGCTCTCGCGTCTCGTGAAGGACAACGCGCACGTCGTGCGGAACCTCGTGCGGAAGCCGACGAACCAGTACCCGCCCGAGGTAGCTCAGGCCCTGGACCGCCTGTTCACCGGCTACGACGCCGAGATCGCGGCGGCCACGCGCGGCGTGCGCCCGCACGCGCAGGCCCTGAACGAGGCCGAGCAGATGATCCGCTCCGGCCAGATGGGGATGGACGAGGTTCGCGCGTGGTTCCCCGGCCAGACGATGAACGACGCCGAGGCGATGGCCTTCATCAAGACGATGGCGACGCACGCGACCCTCGTGCAGGACTACGTCTCCGGTCTCGCGCAGCAGGCCTCGAAGGGCGCGCTCCCGCCCGAGGCGGTCGACGGGCTGCTGCAGCGCCTGTTCACGCTTCGCGAGTTCCTGCCGCGTCCCGCCGGCATCCGCGCCGAGTCGGGCCGCACGCTCTCGGCGATGAACGAACCGACGGCCGGCTGGAACGCGTACCTCGACCAGTGGCACCAGATCTTCACCGATCCGAAGCTCGGCATGACGCCTGAGTCGCTGATCGCAACGATCTCGAAGTTCAAGCGCCCCGACCAGTTCGCGCGGCTCGCCGTCGCGCAGCAGGCGCCGGGCTGGACCGACATGATCATCGAGGGGCTCTACGGTGCGCTCCTCGGGAACCCGGTCACGCTCTCCGTGAACGCGGCGGCCGATGCCCTGACCGCGAGCTACGCCGTGATCGAGCGGACCGCCGGCGCGGTGATGGGCGACTCCTTGCACTGGGCCGAGCCGTTCGCGCTCCTCTACGGCTACACGAAGTCGATCCCGCTCGCGTGGAAGAACGCGGTCAATACGTTCCAGACCGGGCAGAGCGCGTTCGGTGGCGCCTCGAAGGTCGAGGCCGCAGCCGGCCCGATGAGCGGCGTGACGCACGACTGGCTGAAGCAGACGATGCTCGGGAAGATCGCCGAAACCCTGGTACCGGTCTCGCTCGGCAGCGCCGCGTACGCCGCGGGGATGGACCCGATGCAGGCCGCGACCGTCGCGTGGGCGACGCATCCCGCGACGTGGGCACTCGGCCCGCGCGCGCTGAAGTCCACCGACGAGATCTTCAAGACGATGCTGTTCGAGGGCGAGAAGTGGGCCCAGGCGCTGCGCCGTGGTGCGGCGATTACGGACCCCAAGCTCCGCAAGCAGAAGATCGCGGAGATCGTGCAGAGCCCGAACTCGGTCGTGCGCGGCGCGGCTGAGAACTTCGCGAACGAGTTCACGTTCAACGGTCGGCCCGGCCCGATCATGCAGGGACTGATGGACGGCATCAACGACCCGAACCTGCCGGGTCCGTACAAGGTCTTCGCGAAGACGCAGGTTCCGTTCCTGAACGTCCCGAACAACATCTTCAAGTTCATCGGTCGGCGCACGCCGGGGCTCCAGCAGCTTTCCGCAAGCTGGTGGAACGACCTGAAGACGCCGGGCCCGCGCCAGGACACCGCGCTCGGGCAGCTAGCGCTCGGGGCCTCGTGGCTCTCGGTGATCGCGGCCGAGGCCGCGCAGGGCAACATCGTGGGCTCCGGCCCCGGAGATCCGAACCTGTTCCGCGAGTGGATCGCGGACGGTAATCAGGAGTATTCGGCCCGGTTCGGCAACAAGACCTTCTCGATCAACCGCCTCGATCCGTTCGGCGGCATGATCGGCCTCGTCTCGGACTGGGCCGCGATCTCCGCGCACATCGATGACGCGACGAACGACCAGATCGCGACAGCGCTCCTCATGGCGGTCTCGAAGGACATGATGTCGAAGACCTACCTGCAGGGCGCGTCGAACGTCCTCGACGCGATCACGACGAAGGACCCGAACAAGGCCTACCGCTGGCTCCAGCAGTCGAGCGGGACGCTCACGCCCTCGCTCGTGAAGCAGCAGCGGCAGATCGCGGACCCGTACTTCCGCGAGGTGCGCGGGCTGATCGACGCGCAGATGGACCGCCTGCCGGAGTTCTCGAAGAAGCTCGCCGTGCGGAAGAACATCTTCGCTGATCCGATCACGAACCACGAGCCGATCGGCTACGGCGTCGACCTCGTGAACCCGTTCGTGATGCGGACGAAGAAGAACGACCCCGCCTCGAAGGCGCTGCTCGACAACAAGATCTCGGTCGCGATGCCGGGCTGGGCGATCTTCGGCGGCGACGACAAGAAGTTCACGCTCGATCCGCAGCGCGAGTCGGTCGGCGTGCCGCTCTCGGCCGAGCAGCGAGATGAACTGGTCGATCTGATCGGCAAGCCGCTGAAGCGCGAGTGGCTCGCCTTCGTGAACTCCTCCGACTACGACGCGAAGAACGTGGGGCCGGACTCGATGAACGCGCTGGTGTTCCGCCGCCTCTACACGAAGTTCCGCGAGGCCGGAGTGAAGACCCTCGTGGACAAGTACCCGCTGCTGGAGCGTGACCTCGAAGTGGTTCTCGCCCGCCGGAAGCAGTCGCTCGAATCCCCGCTCGCTCCCCGCCAACTGGAGAACGCACGATGAGTGTGACGACCGAATCCAACAAGAGCCCGTATACGGGCACCGGTGCCCAGACCGTCTTCCCCTACACGTTCAAGATCTTCAAGGACACGGACCTCAAAGTGTATGTGGGCGGCGTGCTGAAGACGCTGACGACCGACTACACGGTCGACGGCGTCGGGAACGATCTCGGCGGGAACGTGACGTTCGTCTCCGCGCCGGCGAACGGCGCATCAGTCGTCCTCGTCCGGGTGCTCCTGAAGACGCAGGAGACGGTGTACCCGTCGAATGCCAAGTTCCCGGCGAAGGTCCATGAGGCCGCGCTCGACCGGGCGATCATGCTGATCCAGCAGCTAGCCGAGGTCGACTCGCGCTGCCTGAAGCTCGCGATCACGACCGCGCTCACCGAACCGACGATGACCGACCCGACGCAGGCCGGGCACTTCCTGCGCGTCGCGTCGCTCTCTCCGCTCGCGTTCGAGTTCGCGAGCGTCACCGGCCAGGGTGCGATCGGCCTGCCGCTCTCGCTCGCCGATGGGGGCCTGGGCGCTTCGTTTGCCAGCCGCGACGCTGCGGTCGCCGGCCTGAACGTCGGGCAGTGGAAGCAGGGCGCGGACATCGCGTCGGCCGCCACGATCACGCTGCCGAACCCGCTCGACGGAAACCTGATCAAGATCACAGGCAGCACCGGGATCTCGACCCTCAGCACGACGGGCGTCACCGCTGGCACGCGGCTCACGCTGTGGTTTACAGGCACGCCGCTGCTAACGCACGGCGCGAACTTCTTCCTGCAGGGGCAGGCGAACTATCAGGTCGTCGCGAACGATCTGATCGAATTCGTCTATCTCGGCTCCTCGAAGTGGCAGGAGACCCGTCGGATCAATGCCGCCGCCGCGACGGGCAAGTTCCTGAAGGACGACGGAACGTTCTCGGTCTTGCCGTCGCAAGGGCTCGCGCAGGACTTCCACGGGCTGCACGCGAAGACTGGCCCCGACAACGACACGCGCAAGACGACCGTCGCACTCCTCAACCTCAAGTCCGTCGTTATGAGCGACGGCACGCGATACGACGACGTGACCCGTGAAGGGACGGACGCGCCGCTCACGGCGGCGATCACGGCCTCAGGCGCCGGCGGACTCGACACTGGCGCCGAGGCAGCGTCCACATGGTACTCGTACCGCCTGATCGGCAAGTCGAGTACGAAGGCCAAAACGGACCTGAAGCTGGTCCTACACCGAGAGAAGGACTTCTTCCTCGACGAGTCGTTCCAGACGAACAACGCGAACGGTAACGTGCGCGACGCCGCCGCACGCACGAAGGTCGCGCAGGGCATCAAGGTCGACACGACCGGCAAGTTCGTCATGTTCGTGTGCTACCTGACCCGCGTCGGCTCCCCGACCGGCAACGTGTGGCTGGAAGTACAAGGCGACAACGCCGGCAACCCGAACGGCGTCGTGCTCGCCACGTCCGAGAAGAAGGACGTCAACCACATCTCTTCAAACTCGGTGCAGAAGCAGTGGTTCTTGTTCCGCGTGCCGGCGACGATCACGGCCACCACGCAGTACCACGTGGTCATGCGCGGTGACTTCGCCATCGACGGCGTAAACTTCGTTCGCTGGTGGGGCGAGAACGCGAATAACTACGCGAACGGCGTCGCAAAGCAGGCAGACGGCTCCGACGTGTGGTCAGCGCTTTCGGGCGTCCTCGATCTGTCGTTGGAGGTCTACATCGTCCGCAACGACGCGGCGGTGACGTACCCGGCGACCTACGACCATGAGTGCTTGCTCGGGTACGTTTACAACGACTCGGGCTCCGACTTCGAGCCGTTCGAGCAGATCGGTCGGTACGTCAAGCCGCTTCTCAGTAAGAGTCGCACGGACGGCAGCGGGACGTTCTTGCGACCTGACCTGCTGGACTTCTCGGCGTGGTTCCCCCCCGTACTCGTGACGGCGCACTTCAACGTCAAGGACACTACAGCGGCGAACAGCATCAAGATCGCACAGGTACCCGAGGGCGGCGCCGAACAGTCGACCGGTACAGCGGGGTACGCGTTCGGCGTCGGTTACGTCACGACGCAAGGTGCCGAGGGCTCGGCCCACCACCATCCGGTGCTGTGCAGCCACCAGCGTTTGTACATGTCCGGCGGTGGCGCGACGACGTCGGCGCATCTTATGGGCTGGGAGTTCTTCTAAGCCATGGGCGATCCCGAGATCTACGAACGGCTCGCCACTCTCGAAGCAAAGCAGCAGGCGCAGCACGAGCTACTCACGGAAGTACGCGACGACATCAAGCTGCTCCTCGGGTTCCGTGCCGGTCTGACGGCGGTCTCAGCCGTCGTCTCCCTCATCGTCGGATCGATCGTCGCGTTCCTCTTCAAGAAGGCCGGCTCATGACCCAGTACTTCACCGAGGCCGAACTCCGCTGTAAGTGCGGTCGCCCCGCATGCGACGCACCGAAGCCGTCGATGGCGCTCCTCTCGATGCTCGATCTCGTGCGCCGTGCCGTCGGGCGTCCGCTCCCGGTGAACAGCGGGTGCCGCTGCGCGTGGTGGAACGCGAAGCAGGGCGGCGTGAAGGGCAGCGAGCACGAGACCGGCGAGGGCGCCGACATCGCCTGCCCCGACTCGTCCCTGCGGTTCCGCATCCTCATGGCCGCGTGGCAGACCGGCGTCGCACGGGTCGGGACCGGCAAGGACTTCATCCACCTCGGCGTCTCGAAGACCCACGACCAGAATGTGGTCTGGCACTACTACGGCAACGGGACCTGCACCGTCTGCCACAAGGAGCCCTGATGCCCGCTGCTCTTCTCGCCGTGCTCCTCCCTGCGCTGATCCCGGTCCTGGCTGACGGAGTTCGCGGGGTCGTCTCGTACTTCTCCGGTGGCGCTGGCGCCCGTCCGCAGAACGTGGACGAGGCCGTGAAGCTCATGGCCGCCGAGGCCGAGCGTCTGAAGGCCCTGGCCGCGCTCGATGCACCGGCCACTGATGCCTCGCTCTGGGTGAAGAACCTTCGCGCGTCGTTCCGCTACATCGCGGCCGGGTTCTTCGTGGTTCAGCCATACGTGCTCGTGCTCGCGAAGGGCTCGGGCATGGAGATCGCGGACGAGTTCATCGCGCTCTCGTTCGAGGCCGCGACGTCGGCCTTCTCCTTCATCTTCGGCGACCGGATGTACGCCGGGCTGAAGGGCCTCAAGAAGTAGCCCACCTCACCGCCCTGCGATGTGGGGCGGAATCCTCCCCTCGGGAGTCCCACCATGAGACGTCTGCTCGCTGTCCTCCTGCTCCTCTCGCTGCTCGCCGGCGGCAGCTACGCCTCGGCTACCCCGCGGTTCACCCTCCGAGACCTCGTCGCCTGGACCGGCTGCACGGCCGAGGTGGTCACCAGTGACGCGCACGGGATCGAGGAGTCCTTCTACCTGCCCGAACAGCACGCCCTCTACCTGGGGACCGCTCCGGCCCCCAGCTACGTCGTCCTGATGGTCGCCTTGCACGAGTCGGCACACTGCCTCCAGATGCAGGAGGGGTATCTGGTCCCGCTCTGGACGGCCGAGGGCTCGGTGGCGGTCGAGCTAGACGCGGACCGGCGGGCGGCTGAGATGGCCTGCGACCTGGGGCTCGACGGCGCGCGTCTGCTCCACGACGTCTTCGCGTGGCTGCACTCCGAGTTCGGCTACGACGGCGACGGCTCCCACGGCACGATCGAGGAGCGGATCTCCCAGGCCGACCACGCGCTCGGGTGCCGGAACGTGCCGGCTCAGGCCCCGATCCTGACTCGGTAG